TAGTGATTCGTATGTTAACCATAACCACCACCGCTTACTTAAATAGTCCCTGACCGGTACCGGTTCGAGATCAGAAAGTATCCTCAAAGGATTGTTGCCAACATTCACACCCATATCGGTTTGTTCTATCGCGACCGAATAGGATATATGGTCGTGAGAAACTATCCACAGCCGCAGGGATCAACAAAACATGCTCGTAACGGTCCGAGGCATGCCCCAGATAGGATGATAAATCTCCGAGAATTCAATAGAATCATAAAAGAGTCAATTCCTACCCGTACCGAATTCGGTGGAGCTGGCACCGAAACCGAAGTAGGTGCGTACTTGCTTGCTAGCTCTGGATTAATGAGTAAGCTGGAGCGCAGCCTAGTACATTGCGTGCGAGTCCAAGAGCCAGCTCCTCCTGCCAACAAATACTCTCCACCCCCCCACACCCGAGGCGGTGCGAACACACAGAAATACAATGTCAGCGAATTCTTTATTTGCTTGTTTTCCGTCGTTTCGCACCTGTGCCAGATGTCTTAAGGCTGGGGTTGGACCGTTTACGGTTTGAAGAGGTAAGGACGTGTTGAAACAGAAATTTGCGACCAAGTGAAAATTGGTCTAAGTCAGCAGTCAGGCGTTCAGTTAAATCAACGTTCCAGAAAATATGCCCCTCATAGGGGTCTTTGGGCTTCGACGGCTCCACTGCAGATGGACATTTTGTAGCTAGAGATTCAATAAATCTGTAGCGGTCAGCAAGAGATCCATCGTTTGGCGGCCCAACGGTGAGGTCCCAATTCTGGAGAATACTAGAGTCCATTGTGTGCAGATATTGTAGCACCTCGGTTGTTAGCTTGACCTTTACAAGTTGAAATATAAACTCTAATTCGAACTCCTCCACATGCCGGGTATACTGCTTGTAGTTAGAAGCGCCATACTCAGTTTCTTGTGTTGCTTCCACAGCAATGGAAAAGTGGGTGCCCCTGGTGTTGTCCAGCACGGTGACAAATAGATCATTATTCCATAGGATTCCGTTGTTCTGGCCTTGCGCACGTTCGAGCCAGTAGGGCCTATTAAAAAGCACTGCATCCGATGAGACAAGTGACCCGCTGGGTGTAGTAGAATATGTGGCGAGGCCTAGTGTTTCCTGCGTTTGGCCTGCTTTGCCCTTCTTGTATAATGATTCAGGAACACCCTCGCCCTGTTGTCCAGCTCTATTAAAGAAATGCCTACTGTAGAGCTGCTCCCTCCTTGCATAGAAGAAGCATGAGTTGCCGTGTGTTTCCTTTGTCATGCCTAGATAGTCAGGGTATTTGCACACAGAGTCAACCACCTCTAATGGCACCTCCGACCTGTTTTCCTGCAGGTACCTGAAGTCCATATTGCCGAACCCTATGTCACCCATGTCACCGTCCTCAATAGGAGAGCTCATGCGTTGAATAGGAGGACAGTCACCCTTCTTAACTACCTGGTTGACACATACCGAGGCCTTGGTCCAGTACTGACCCATGACAGGGGTGCACCCAATAATAAACATCTGTGTTTGCTTGGGATCAAAGCCAACATTCTGTCTGTTATCAGTGCTAGGTGAAGGGTTGTACTTGGAAGGGTTCTCTACATCTTCATATCTGTTAAAGAGGGGATGTCCAGTAACCCCAATCCCTAATGGTTGTCCACGTCCTATCTCAATTCCCCTGACGGCCCATGCAAGCCGCTCCTTTTCAGGATCAAATACGGATTTATCCCCAAAGGCGAATCGGTTAGGGTCTGGCAGCTTACACCTGAAAACTCTATACTGATTAGGGGAGACTTTAGGAACCTTCACAGTGTCACCATCAACAACAGGATAATACGGGTTACCCACAGTAAGTAAGCGGTCACTACTAGCATAGTAGAATATATTGGTCCGGGCCACAAATTCATCCGTGCTCAGGATACGTTGAACGGGGGTCGGGGGCAGATAAAGTTTCTGGTTATTAGGCAGCCAGTACGCCATCCTGCAAAAAATTAAAGGTATGAGTGCCGCCGCCGGCGCTTGCGCCTTGACAACGATGGGTGCAAATAATAATCAACGCCCGGAACACTACCTACATATATAGGGGGGTGTACATCTACATAAGTAGGGGAGGGGGCGTCCGACCCTGGACCACCACCGTAATCTACGGTTACAGCAACCTCCGGCAAACCCCGACGAGTAAAAGGCATGCTAATTTGTTTGGTTCCCCTACGGGTGCCTAGGACAAGATGTCCGTGGAAATCATAACTGTCATCGTCTATGAGTTGACCTTCACTAGCCTCGGACCAGGATCCCAAGCTGATGGATTCAAAACTGTCTACAGACTGCTCAATAATTTCCCCGCTATCGGGGCCAAACACCACGGGGTCTTCCAATGACTGAACAGAGTATGTAGAGAGCTCAATAGACTCGGCAACCGGCTCTATATTTGAAATATCCCTATAGAAATAATTCCTGGGACCTATGGCTATTCCACTACGGGTGCGGAGAGACAGCTTTTGCCCGAGCCGACCAACACGGAGGGTATCCCCCTGCATGCGGCCAAATAGTGGGCCGAGGCGTGTCACGCCTGTGAAGTCTCTATTTGGGGCTGGTCCAAGACCCTCAGGAAAACGCACCGAGGAATCTAAAGCCCCATCATAAACAGGATTTATATAATCCATTCCAACCGCTCGTCGCGGAGAATATAAGTCCTCTAGTGGTGTTTCCGTGTACTGAAAGTACCGCCGAGAAGGGGCAGGCGCTATTCTCTGTGTTACTGGAGTGCTTGTGCGTCCACCGAAAACGGTCTCATCCACCACTGAAGTGGATAGACTGCTCCGTGAGGGGGTCCCTAACGACAAGAGCTCTATGCTCTCACCCCCAACAATCCGGCCTCCACTACCACTTAAAACCCGGATATTCTCCATGCCGGAAGCTTCTCCGACAAATGAGGAAGTGGTGGAAATGCCATGGAAGGCGGGGTTATAGTGAGTTGTCTTGGAGGCGCGCAACCTAGTGCGCACGGGGGGGGAAGGCTCAGGAGCCACCTCCAAAACCGCGATATCCCCTCCTGATGTGCTTGAGGTTGTCAGGGTAGTGGTTGGTGTATTTATGGGACCCTCCGGGGGAACTGGATGTATCTCTGCAATCACTTCAACCTCGGACACGTTAATAGTAGGATCAGTAGTGGTAGCAGGCGTTGATAGATCAATAATAGAAGGGTCAGTGGGTCGTATGGCGTCTATGGGAAACAGGTCCTGAGGGCCCACGGTTTCCACCGGAATGTTAGGACGAGGAACGGGACGGACACCCACATTTATACCGGGAGTCTCCCCTAAGGGGACATACCCAGTGGAACCTCCACTGCCCCGGCCTGTGCCTATGCCCAGACCCCCCAGAAAAACTCCCGCACTGCCATATTGAAGAATCTTGTCGGCTGTGGTGGTGTGTTCGATTTTATTGACTACATCAGGTGGGCATGTCCCAGCCTGCTTACAAGTTCTATAAATGTTAGTGGCCGAGTCCCGTGGGACCCGGGTAGAGCGCTTATGCCGCGCCATGTTAGTTCAGGGAGGGGAGTGTTAGTTAGGAAGAGTGTAAATGATGAAATATTTATTTGTGTGCGTTAGTACCCACCACCAGAAATGTACGACCTCCTAGATAGCAAGCATGCTGCACTGCTCAACAGTCATTCCTGCAGGGATTTTAACTGTGTCCAAAAATATGTTCCTCTGTGTCTGGTCACTGCACATAACAAGGATGCGTGCTCTGCCAACTCTAGACGACCCAGTGGCCGGCACCCACTGCCAGGTGGTGCTCACAAATTGAAAGGTAGAGGGATGCTGAGTCTTAAGTCTGTATCTCAGGCACTTGACCCCGTTAGGTGTACCTTTAATTATTAGAAGGCAGGGAGGCCCAGGGCCGACCCGAGGACGTCGTATACGAGCTGTGCTGCCTGGCGTTGCTGATCGAAGTCCCGCTGCAGCTGCTGCAGGAGTCCTTCCAGCGTCCGGCTCTGCCACGAGAGTGGGGGGCGCTCTGGATGTCCCAGCAGGCGTGCTCTGTCCTGCCACGCGTACCCCGGGGGTAGGGGGTATGGCGGAGAGGTCGGGGGGGTTTGGAGTAGGAGGACTGCAGTTAACGGGCCCGTTTGGCCTTCCCTCGTTCTTGTTGGTGGCGTTGAGGTCGACGTGGTCGGGCCCTCGCTCACGGGGAGGTGTGGCCCACCTCTTGGTCCTTCGTCTTTTCCTCGTTCGATACCCCCCTGTCCGGTCTCGGGGTCGTTTTTTGGAGCGTGGTTCCCCGTCGGTAGTTGTCTCTCCGGCCGCGGACGGTCCTTTTCTCGGTCTCCCTGGCCCTCTCTTGGATATGGGCTCGGGGCTCTTTGTCTCCTTATCGGCCGCCCGTGGTACCTCGGGGACGTCTCCTGCGGGTACTCCCAATCCTCGGGCTCGTTCTCGGTGCTGCTCACCTCCGACGGATTGCTCTCCTCTGAAGGATGGAGGGCTCGTTTGTCGATTGTAGCTGTGGTCTGTGTACTCTGGTCGCGTGTGGACTTTCTCTTCTTCTCCAGAATCTTCTCCTCCTCCCGATGGAAGTGGGCTGTGCCGGCTGCAGTCCCAATTCGGACTGGTATGTCCTGTGGCGGATACCCCGTCAGGATGTACCGCAGGCCCTCGAGGAGGTCCGGTCGTCGGCGTAGAGCTAGCAACAGGGACAACACTAGAGTAAATTTTCCCCTCGTCCACCGCTTGCCATGTTCCGGTTACTGAGAATCGCATTGCTTCTTTCTCAAACCGGACATAGTATTCACGGTGTCCGTTTCTGTCAAAGAAGATCCCCGTGGCATCACAGACTGAGGGGACTCTCTTCCACATACCCCTGTCATCTGTATAAAACACCTGCAACCACTTGGTGTACTGCATGCTATTGTTCTCGTCACCATCAAATAGCACCTCTATAGTCTGTCCGCTCTTCTTAAGAGTATGGCTGGGAGGTGCAAGGTACAGATCTCTGCTTGTTTCGCTCAATGTCCACGGCTCCTTAGCATAGGGAGACTGTAAAAGTGATTGCAACAATAGATGCATTTCAATAGCGTTTTTGGCATTAGCCTGTGATGCGGCCAGAGATGGTACCGCTTGCATCCCTATGCGGGTATGGCCTTGCTGACGTGCTGCATGCAGCAGCACTTGCTCCTGTCTGATTAATTGCCAGTGTCTGACCTGTGTGGCCAATGTCCTGTCTCCCTCCTCATATATACACATCAGTTCCTCTTGCACTGCAGACAAACGGCTGCATAGACTCTCCATCTTCCTGTTCTGCCTCGTCCTCGCTCAGATCTAATGGCCTCTGCAACCTTTCAAAAAAAGATTTCCAATGGCTGTTTGTAAAGCAGTATTGTGGGTCACCATTACCGTTAAGCTGGAGTGGGTTATTGAAGTAGAACATTGTTACCCTGCTATGAAGGTACCGCCACCTGTCATTGACCTTAATGTCCTCATTAGTTGTAATGAGAATTGGAGGACATTTAATCTGCATAGGAGCCCTATATTTACAGTCAATAGATAAGGGATTCCCATCCAACGCATTTCTTAGATAGGTGTCGACATAATCCCAGGTGGCCCTGGTTGCATCGTCTAATAATACCATCTTAGCCTCAGCTAGAGGCTGCATCCAGAAATGGCTCTTGCTATTTGCAAATGATAGTACACGCCCTCTAAGAAATTTGATCAGACTCATACAAAACATACTTTTTCCTGTATTTGGGGGCCCACATATGGCTATGCAGTTCTTTTTCGGTATGCCTTTTAACCAGTACCTCATAGCTCCTAGGAACCGTACCACTTCAACCCCCTGACTCCGAAGATACAGTGATATAGGTTTCCAATCCCCCTCCCCCGACTCTTCCGTGCAACACTTTCTTATCCATTGGGACATAGACATATTTTTCATCTCTGCTCTCCGGTAATGTCTCACCATCACCGTGCAATCCTTAACATGCTTAGCCTGTGAGTTTGAGGCAAGAAAGGCATTTGCATTTGGATCCTCCATTGCTTTACGTGCATATTCATATGCAATTGTGCACTCGTCTTCGAATCCATTGTCATATGCCCATTGGACCATTTCTGATAAATCAAATTTGGATTCTTCTAATGAGCAGGACACTACAGTCTGCTTCTTAATCCAGTCAGGTAGGTCACCCTCATGAAAGGTCGCTCTTGACATACTAGTCTTATACCAGTAGAGGGCAGCAGGAACACTCTGTATCTTAGGCGGATCACATAAACATAACAGAGGATCGATATGCAATATGCCTGTAAGAAACTTTTTTACCGTATCCCGGCTTTTCCCATGCCTAAATTTGAGCAACATTAGAGTGCACGGAGTCTGCACCGTCACTCTATGCTGTATATGCACATAGTCACAGGCCTGCAAAATGGCGGTTCTCGCCGCGTTAAGCACCTCCTCCCGCACAGAAAATGCAGCAATAACCCAATCGGGATTACATGTCTTATCGCTTCTATACTGTCTGCTAAGCTCTTTGAACCCGACCCCATAAGCTTCCTTAACCACAGCATAGAGCCTTGCAAGCCGATTGTGACAGCCCAGCAGGTTTAGATTGAGTGTGTGCCCTGGGTCGCTAACAGCAACTGCAGAGTCCCCTACTACCTCAAATGTCGTTGAAGCAGAATCTTGAGTTTCATTTCTGTCTGACCAGTTACCGCTGTCTGTCTCAAAGAGCCTCCTCTTACTCCTCTGCTTCTCTGGAGTGATGGTAATAGCTCTAAGTCTAGGACTAAGATTTCCTGTCTCTGGGGACTGAATATACTTTCGTTTTAGCGCCTGAATTTGCCTGTCTGTCTCCTCCTTCGATTGGTTTTGAAACGCCTGTAGGCTATTCCCCTGTGTAACGGTACCATCGTTAATAAAGTCTGTAATAGATTCAAATGAGTTATTCTGTTCCTCCTCATCGCTCGACCCGTCACTACACTCGGCCTCTCGAAGGAACCAGCCACTATAACCTTCTTCAGTACCTCTTTCAAGGTCGTCCATGTTTTTCAGCACAGCGCGGGCAGATTATCTGTAGTCCCCCTAGAAGAAGAAGTTCAAGTCCTCGAATACTTGCTGTATCGGCAGAGCACAATAACCGAATTATACGGTCACACTTAGGGCACTCGATGAGCACTCTATAAATGATGCTGGGTTCCTCCTGTGACTGCTCCGCCTCTATGGGCTCATCTTCTAGCACTTCGTCACAATACAGGCTGACCAAGTCTGGGTCGTTCGGTAGGGTTCTGTTTGTCTCGGGGCCAATCATTTTATACAAATTTGCAAATTCTGCACCTAGCCCTCCAGCGTCCTCTCACCCGACAAAAGAGTTCCGATCTTTCTGCCGCCTGCAGTTTTTCTGTAAAGGACAGTCTGTGCAGACACACACGGCACCGAACCGTCACCTCCTGTAGCCCTTTCCCCTCGCGGCTTATAACGTCCACTGCCGGCAGGCTATTGCCGAGATGCTGTAGGACGTCAAGGGATGCACACAGCCGGGCACAGCTAATACAAACCCCGAATACGTTACCCCCACGCCAGATGAGATTGAAGTTGCTGTAGTCAAACGCTGTAAGCTCGTCCTGAGTCAAATACTTGGCGCAGAATGTACAGGGCAAGAGCAGATCTGCTCGTGGAATGCCTAATCTTCTCAGGAGAGCTTCGATGGTCCTCTCCAT